GCATCCTTGTGTCGGGAGCGAAGTGATTTTTAGACCCATCGCGTGAAAGGATGATGACCGCAAACGGGCGAAAAAGTAATACTTCATGTCGGTAGCCTGCTCCAGGAAAAACGTAGGAATCGCCGTTATGCGTAACCCATTTCCGTATTTCCGGCTCTCTTGAAGGCTGTACCCCGTGGCAAGATCACGGTATTTAAGCCCCGCTCCGTAGCAGGTGAGCACATTTGAAAAGCTTGTTTTTGGCTCATCACTTCATCGCTCCCCACCATTTTCAAGAATATGATAGGGCAGCAGGTCATCGGCTCCCCAAATCACATATCTCATGTTGGTGCCTGGTACGGGCAAGGTGGTGTCTTCGGTGTCTTCATCGAACACGTCCGCCGAATCCGATACCGTTTCCATCGCCGCCATGACGGGCGAGCCCTCCACATTGAATATTTCTGTAGGCATGAAAATATTTTCCATCACATATATATTTTGAATCCGTTAATTTCAAACAGGGCCACATCGCGGAAGGTCCGCAGCAGCCCACTCATCGGCAGGCGCACCGTATGCGTGTCCCCCCTCTCCAGTAACTACCCACACACCGGGCATCCTTGTAGGTCAAGATATCGCCTGTGCTCATCTTCCACAATCGCAGCGTGCAGGGAATACCCGATTCCAGCATACGCAAAGCGTCATTCCTATGTATAACTTTCACTTTCATTGAAACGTATAGTCGAAAGTATTATCAAAGATACGCCCTGCCTTCGCCTCGCTCAGGATATTGTGGTTTCGCTGGGCATATCGGTAGCTGAAGGTGTAGACCGGGCGGTTATCGTGGTCATTTGTTCGCTTGTTCTCGCTCTCGGTGATGGTGATTTCCTTTCCGATACGTTCTCCATCGAGGATATAGATTTCCTTGCTGCGCAACAGATCATCCGCCCAATTCGCCATTTCATGGGATAGGGAGCCGGTATTCGCCTTGAAGATCTTGCTCTCCTCGATGTCGTAGGAGCGGAACATTCCGCTCAGATACCCCGTGTTGCGGGTGTGCTCCGGCTCGAGGGAGTGCGTTCCCGTGCAATAAATCGTTTCCTGGCACCCGAAGGAGTTGGTGAACGCAAGCGCCGGAGCCGCATCGGGCGTGTGGTCCATCACCACAAATTCCTGCAGGCGGTCCCCGATAACGACCCGATAAGATACCAGGCTATACCCTTCCAACTGGAAGTTGGCCGGCGAAACATCTTCTGTCTGCACCTTCCCCGTGGTCGTGAGGGTCTTCGTCTTCACACATTTCTCGAATAGATCCATGCTGGCGGCATCGTAATAGTGGGCATAGACGCCCATCTCCGCAGCGGATTTCAGATAGAAATGGACGAACTCCCGAAATCCCACTGCGGTAGACTTCCGTCCTTGAAGCGTGGTTAAGAAATTATTTTCCATGAAGTCGGCCGCGTCCAGCCACGTTTCAGCGGCACAATACTGCACCTTGAAGCTACGTGNTTTTTTCCGCGCTGCCGTCATCCAAAGTAATCAAGAAAGATTCCACCAGATTCGTGGAGAGGTAGGGTTCCAGCAACCGCTGCAGGTCGTAGAGCACTATCTTCCCATCACTATCGGGCACATACGACTCCTCGAGGATCGATTCCTCGCCACAATCTATCGTGACGGAAACCGATTCCCCGTTGGTCGTGAACTCAAAGGTATTCAAAGCCGATGAGAACATGTAATCACTCACATCTTTTGTAATTACTATCATAAGCAAATCATTTATGCCGCAAAGATAGCGGATGATTCGCCCACACTAAAAGACCGGAGGGTCGCGAGTTTACTCGCCTGCTGCGTGCTTGATGAAACGCAAAAATAAAAGGTCAAGGGCTTTGCCCTGCTAAAACACCGCCGCGGGTGCGGTTTGGCGCTTGTCCGTAAGGTGCCCAACGGGCGGATTCCTTGCGGGCAAGCGCCAAACCGTGCCCGCGGCGGCGCCGCTTTGCGGCTTTCGCCCCTGGCGAATTAACCAATCAGGGCTTTAGCCCTTCCAAATCTCCCAAAATCGCCCAACGGGCGATTTTGGCGCCACCATTTGCATGGGGTGCCAAAATTCGCTCTGTGGGCTTATTCTTAGCCGATTTTGCCTTCATCGGCATAGCTGTAATATCTCCTGCCTGCTACGATGATATGGTCTAAAAGGCGGATGTCCATGGCCTTGGCTGCGCTATAGATTCTTCGCGTCAGGTCGTCATCCTCCCTGCTGGGCCTTGCCTGCTCACTGGGATGGTTGTGGGCGATGCAGATACAAGTGGCCCGATTCATCAGCGCCCCCCGAAGCAAACATCTCACGTCTACCAATGTGCCGGAGATGCCTCCCACACTCAACCGCTCCCTTCCGATGACCTTTGCCCCTTGGTTCATGTATATCACCCAAAATTCTTCGATGGGCAAATCTGCGATTAACGGGTACATATATTCGTAGCCGTCCATGCTATCCTTAATCGTGGTCAGGTTCTTCTCTCGGGCTGTCTCACGCTTGTAAAGCTCGATGGCGCTTTCCGCTATCTTTCGGCGGCTGGGGGTCAGCGTTTCTAAAAACGCTGACAAACTTTGCCCCACTTCCATAGTGTCCACCTTGTTCGATACGTTGTAAATCAACTCGCTATCGGATAAAACTCTCATATCTCTCATGGCTCGCCCTCCCTTAGCTTAACATAGTGTGACCTAAGAAACAACCGCCAGCGATTTCAGCGCCGAAGAGGTTCAGCAAACAAGCCAAACGGGCGTAACTTACGCCCTTGGTCAGGATGTCATCGAAGATGATTACACGTCTGCCGTTGAACCACTCCTTATCAAATGATACGGTGTAGGCTGCTTCGAACTGCTTTTCTGATTCGCCGTCGCGGCTCTCGTGGATGGTGTAGCGCTCTCCCTCTACGTGGATGTGATTGTAGGCGTTAGTCATGCCTGTCATGCGGCAAAGTTCCTTGGAAAACTCTTCGTAGCGTGCTTGGTTGGTATCCGCGTCATGGGCTGGGATGCAGACCAGTGTGAGCGTATCTGTAAACGACCCAAATCTATCTCGGAGCGCCTTGGCTACTTTCTCCGCCACTTCGCTGCTGCGCTTGCCGTCTTTGAATGCCCATATGAGTTCTCTTACTGCCCACTCTCTTGGGCTTGCCTCATACTTCGTGGGCAGATAATCATAAAGTGAAAACATGGGCTTGGACCACATTTCGTAAAATTCGGGGTTTGTTTCTTTTCTCATTTTCTTGAATTTTTAAAATTATTTGACTTGACTTAACTTGGAATTGGCTCCCTTGCCTTTTCCGATATACAAAGATACAAATTTATCTTGACATACCAAAGAAAAAAGGCAACAAAATAGATGTTTAAAAACATCTTTTTATCACTTGTAAATGCTTGTAAACCAGTAAATTACGAGGCTTTTTAGGGCGCTTTTTTAAAGGGCTGTTTTCGCGCCTTTTTCCGCCCCTCCGATATGCAAGCCATTCATTTGCAGTGGTTTTCGTTGGATTTGCCCCGCACAGCGTGCGGAACTGAGCGGAGCGAGCCCCCACCGCCCTATGCTTACCGATGGCTTTTGTCAGGATTTTTCGCTCTATATGCACCACGACCGCCCCGACCGACCGCCCCCGACCGCCACAGCAAACCGCCCCGACCTTTGCGGGCGGTCGCTTGCAATGCCCGCGCACGTAGAGGTAATTACGCTTTCAGCCGCACGGTACGCGGCAGTCGAAGGTATTATTGCCTTTTCAGCCGGACGGGCGGTAACGACAGTTCACGAGAGCTGGCGGAACAGGCGCGAAGCGCCCCGCTGGCTCTCGTGGGCTGTCGGGACCGCCTCATAGTCGAAGTATTATTCAATTTGTGGGGAACCGTAGACAGTGAAGGCGCTGCGGGCTTGGCTCCGATAGTCACCTGGGCGGAGAGAGCGCAGGGCGTTAAGTCCGGCGCCGCCCGACCAGGTGACTATCGGAGCCATGACCGTTGTGCCTGGTCTTGACCGTAGAAAGTATTAAAACCGTAGAAAGATAACGGCGGTGGAGAGCGGCTCTCAGGCAGTGTTGTTGGTGAGGTGCCCGAAGGGCGGAGCCCTCGCCAGCAGCACTGCCTGGGAGCGGCTCTCCACCGCCTCGCCCGGATGGCAAGGCGCAGTCGAAGTATTGTTACATGGATGATGTGACGAAGAGACTGCTGACTATTTTGGGGAAGCGCTCGCAGCCCACGCACAAGGTGTCGAAGGCATCGGAGCCATCGGTGCGCGACTCCAGCTTGTCCTCGTCAGACTCGGCCAGCTTCTCGCCTCGCTTGTCTTTGGCGCCGTTGTACACGCCCGCTGTCTGGATGGAGATGAGCAAGTCCTCGTTGTTCGTCTCATTGAATACGGGTCGCAGGTTGGCTCGCCCGCTCAACATTCTATTGATTAGGAGATAGCGTTCCATGGGTCGCATTGTCTGGCCGATGTACACGCGGTTCACCGTCCATCCGTTCTTGACGAACTGGTGCTCGATGACCCACGCGAAATCCTCGTTGTTCACCGCATAGTTGCTCGCCAGGAAGGTATGATCGTAGTAGAACACCACGGACTTGTTTTTATGATGCCGGTAGTATTCACAGAAGTCGTCCACGAGTTCCGGTAGTTTGCGTTCGAACTTCACAAAGAAGGATTTCAGGACTTTCAACTTACGCTCCTGCGGTTGCCCGGCCACCAGCCAGTTGATGTTGGCGTTGGCATCGAAGGCCACGCAGATCGGCATTTCCGTTTCCACATCGGCATCGGACAGCGAACAGGGTGTTTTCAGTTTATCGAACTGATACTCCAGGCTGTCGAGGTAACTGTAGTTCACCGCATGGTATTTGTGCGCCGGGGTCAGCGAGGAATAGAAACCGTCCTTAACGATGCCGATGGGCTTGCAGAGGATGGAGGTCATGAAGGTGAGCGGCGGTAAATCGCGCTTCATGTCGTTCACCCATTTCTCGCCCAGCACTTGCATGTTCCAGATGGATGAATACTCGCGGTAGAGCAGCGCCACCGATCGCAGGCGGCACATATCGCGGTTGAGTGTGCGCAGGTGGTTGCGCAGGTATTCGGGCGGTTTGGCGCCGGCGGCGATGTCTTCGCGGATACGCTTCTTAATCTTCCATACCTCGTGTACCATGGCCTGGATAGTCTCGATGAGTTCGGGATCGCATTTCGATTTGTAGTTCATGAACCAACTTCCTTTCTTCGTTACGGGCATATCGGAGGTGATCAACATGCCGTGGTGGAAGTAATGTTGCCCGAAGTGCATCTTGTTGCCTCTGTTCGCCTGCAGTGTCTCGTTGTTCAGCTGCTCGAAGTCGATGAATTTTGCCTCGTCCACCGTGATAGCGTCATAGGATTGGGAGTTGGAAGTACCGGCCCGGTCCTGCGAGATGATGAAACCGATGCTTCCGTTGTAGAAGGATAGCACATTGTCGTAACTCTGCGGCTCGAAGAACGGCCTTCCCCAGCCCCAGGATTCGGGCGGTCGGCGTCCGATGCACCAGTGCACATCGCGCTTGTACCCCCAGTTTTCCCAGTGGATAAGCATGGAGGGCAAGGTATTGGTGAGCACTCGCTTGCCGTTCACACCCACGATGCCCGAGCATGAACCCGGCATCCGTTGGAAATTCCGCAGGTTCCACGAGGCCTGTATCAGGCCCTTCCCGATACCACGTCCACCCACAATCACATTGTCTTTGGCCCCCGTAAACATCACTTCCTGCTGCGGGTCGTTGAAGTATTGTCTCATTGAAGTATTACTTTAAACTGAATCGTTTATACTGCTGGCTCCGAATATCTTATCCTCATTGAATTCCGCATCCTCAAAGGTGACTTCCTCCACATCCTCGGTCCAATATTGCTTGATTTTGCGGGCAATTTTCTCACGCAGATTGGGGATAGGTTTCAGGCCCAGCACGGTCGGGTCATCGGTCGGCTCGAAGGGTTGGATGACGATTTGGTCATAGCCTCTTTCCACCGAATCTTCCTTGTCCAACTGAGTGTATTTCGCATAGAAGTTGGCGGCGCTGGCCATCGCCTTCGCGTCCTTTGTACGCTTTGCCATCTGGAAGGATTCCTCGATCATGAGTGTGAATTTGTAGCGGTGATAATCCTTCGTGGTTTTGGCAAAGTTGCCCAGCAGTTTCTTTAGGATCCGTACATCCTCGTAGGCCGCAGACTTGCCGATGCCGTTTCTCCGCATGTCCTCTTCCGCCATTTCCATATCCTTCCTTGGAGGGGAAAGAAATCCAGTAGTTCGTAGAGGTCGCGCAGTCGCAGCAGTCGCTTCTGGATAATCTCCGGGACCCCTTCCTCCACCATTTCGCTGACGTCAGCAAAAAGGTATTTCTCACAAATGTCGATAGTCGCTGGTATAGCCATTATAAATCTTCGNCTGNATCCATTGTAACCATGTAGGCCGTGGTCAGCTGCACCGCCAGCGGTGAGCCCACGTTGGGCCAATTCAATCTCCTGTTTGCGCAGCGCCAGCGAAGTTTCCGCTTTCGCCCGGTAGTAGGCACGGCTGACGGCGCTGTTGCGGTCACGGACCGCCAGGCGCAAGTCGTCCAACGGCACGTCCATGAGTACGGCCATCTCTGACAACGGCGTCAGGAACTTAGCGAGTTCCTCCACCTTGCATATCTGTTCCGTTGAAAAAGTCCATCCAGTAATATTGCTTTTTGGTTAATGATCTCTTTGAACTGCTGCAGCAGCGTTTCGTAAATCGCCGGATCCGTGCTAATCATGCCCGATTCGGTGCGGTTACCCCGGGTCTGGTTCTGACTGGTACAGATCGAGACGCGGAAGCGCGAGTTTTCGATGAGAATTACCTTGCTGTGGTTTTCAGCCAGATAACACTCATCGAAAGTATTTGATATCAACGAGTAGAGAATCACCGTCTTGCGGCTGGCCTTCAAATCCGCCAGCATGGCGGACCGGAGAATCAGCCCCTCCTTTTTCAGGCGGTAGATGCGCCGCAGGAATTCCTCGGACGTAGAGAAGGTGGAGATGTACACTTTCGCAGGGCCCGTCTCCTGAAGGATTTTCTCAATCACATCGAAGAGTTGGATGCGGTTGTCGAGGTACGCCTGCAGCGGGTTCCGCTCGATGGGCCGGATGATATCGTCTACCAGTTTGCGGCTCATACGGTCAAGCCCAACTCGGTCAATTCATCCGCCTGCGCCTGCTCGATGTTCGCGCCCAGCAGTTTCAGCAGCTCAATTCGCTCCTGCACCTTCGCCAGCAAGGTCGCATACTTTTCGGGGTCGCTCTCTCGAAGTTCGGCCAGCGCTGCCTTGTTGGAGGAAATGTACTTGCGTGCCGCGTTGATCTTCTTGGCCATTGCATCCGGGTCGGCCAGTGAAACCTCGTCCCCCTCCTTGTAACTGTCGTAGATACGCATGTTCTCGCGATACTTCGCATCGGCCTCCTTCAGTTGCACCAGGTATTCATACCGGTCACATGACGGAGCGGCCTCCATGGTTTTCAACTGCTCGAAGAGTGACTTGATCTTGAAGTAGAGTTCGGCATTGTCGGTCCACAACTGCTGGATTTCCGTTGGTAAGGAATCGTGATCCTCGCGCTTGCCGCGGGCCACTTCGGCCTCCTGGGGCGCATCGCCATCGGCATCAATCACCGGAGCGCCCGCCTCGATGGTCGCCTTAGCGGCCGGGACCACGGCGCGGTCCATGCGGACCACATCCTCCACGGTCATGCTATCCAGTCGGATGCGATAGTATTTTTTGAGTTCGTACACCAACTTATCGGCGAATTTGTCCGGTCGGCGGATGATGTTGTTGTAGAGCACTCGGTTTCGGTTGAGCTGCAGCAGCATGGTAGCGCCCTCGAGGATGTTGCGCTTATCGGCATCGGTATCGAGATACGCCTTGATTTTATCTGTTAATTGAGTATCCATTTTATTTGAATTAAAAAGGGGTGGCGACCTAACGCCGTCACCCCCAAACAACAATCACACAATGAAAAAAGAAAATTAAGAATTATGAAAACTGGACTATGATTGCTTTACTTCTGAACCGTCCTCACCCGAAATCGTACCGTCTTCGGTCACGATGTTACCGGGATAGAACGGAGCCGGACAAACGTCCGTAGCTTCCACCTCGAGCG